CTTGAAGCGTTGGGAACTACTACTGTTCCACCAACCCTTTCCACGACTCGGATAGCGGTTTCGTCTTTGGTGAAGGTTGTTTCGGTGTCGTTGGTAACTTTCACCGTCATCCTTTGACGATCGCCAAGCCAGTAAGTTACCTTAAGGTCACCGAACAAGATTTTATCCTCGCCGATGTCATAAGTTTCCAATACCGGGTAGCCGTAGAGGGTAGGAAGCATACCGGGTTGCGTCGGATCTGACCAGATATATTTTCCATCGCTGTCCTTAATCTTTCTTAATTCACGAACATTGTTGTTGTGAACCAAGAATTTCGCTTTCTTACGATATTTCTTCGGAAGGGCATAGATAAGGTCAATAATATCGTCAAAATCCAAGTTGCCCGAGCAAACTACTGTTGGGATAGTTCCGGCGACAACCAAACCAGTCGGCTGTCCGCTTCCGGTTCCGGCAACAATAGCGGTTTCCTCTTTCTCGGCAATTTTTTCTGCGAACAGTTTGACCAAAATTTCGGTCAACGAGAACGCAGCGTCATCCATTAATTCGTCTGTCATATAGATGATAGACGCCAGCTTGTAAGCTGTAATGGAAGGTTGCGAGAAATCGGCGGTAGTTGTTGACTTGGTGGCACCTTCAGCCGTCCAGTAAGTATCTGGACCGTGATCCAACTTAGGAATAGTTAGGGTTTTGCCCTTCATAGGAACGACAAAAACTTCACCTCTAAGCTGGTTTTCCTCAGCCATTTCAACCACCAACTGGCGGTAGAAATCCTGCGGAACTAGATAACCTCCGTCTGCATCGGTTCCCTCGGACAAAACTTTTATAGAAGCTTCGTCACCGGTGAACAAAGCGATAGCAAACGCCTTAACTTTCTCCTCAGCAGTAAGCTCGCTTACTGGCTTTTGGAGATCCTCTCCGACATAAACTTTCTTAATAAGCGCTTTGTCACGCTTACTAAGATTGTCGGAAATTTCGTTAAGTTTTTCAAGCATACCGTCAAAACCTAAATCCTTTTTGGCGGCTTCAACAACTTCCTCTTTAATGCTTTTGGCAATTTCCTTTAGCTCTTTTTTGAGATCTTCACTTAAATCCATATTATTTTTCACTCTCCTTTCTAATTTTTTTAATGCGGCATATATCCTGAAGAAATCCAACTGTTTTTTGGAGCATCTTCTGATCTATGTTTTCGACCAAGCTGTCCACTTCTCCGCCTTTGTCCTTTTCAGGAACGGCGGGAACAGCATTATTTAAGTTTTTAACGCTCTTTTTTTCGTTCATCATTTCTTCTATCATTCCGGAAGCTTTTTGCATCTTGGCTTTGGTTTTACCGGCTTGCACCTTCATCTTTTCAATATCTTCCATTTCCTGCATTGAACCCATTTCACCTACCATTTCGTCCATCATCATTTTGACCTTGCCCATTTTTCCGCCTTCGGCTTTCTTTTTCGCCAGCCAATTAACCAGCATTTCTTCTGCCAATTCATTCTTCTTAATGCTTTTGGCAACCACAATTGCGTTAGGGTTAGCCGGAATTGCCACCAAAGAAATTTCCAACAGCTCCGCTTTGGTTATAATATCCCGGTTCTTTTCGTCAAATTCTTTCGGAATAAATCCAACTGAAAATGAATTGAGCACTCCTTCTTTCACAAGTTGGTAAGCTTCCTTCGCCTTCTGCGTCGCTTCAGTAAATACCGCCTTGAACTTAAGCTTGTTGTCTTCTACTCGGATATCCTCAACTTTCCCTATAGGAAAATCCTCGTAATTATGGGAAAGCATAAATGCAGGATTATTAAGAAAGTTCTTTAAATCCCAACCGTCCTGCTTCACCATTTCACCGTGCCTGTCGGTGTCTTCGGTTGAAGCAATGCCTATAATTTCTTTCTTGTTTACCTTAAGAGTTCCTTTGAGTTTTTTTAACATCCTAGTTTTATTAAAAGATAAAAAGCTCGCCAGTAATGCGAGCTTTCGTGATCTCTGCGACTTGCGTAATTCGCAATTTCAAGTAATATTTACTTCCATTTTAGCACCTTCCCTGTAATTGTCAATACATTTAGGGCGGTATTTTACAACAACCCGAAGCTTCCTGCCGCAACGCTTACATTCAAGTTCAATAACTTCTCCTTCCCGGTGACTGCATTCGTCTTCACGTAACACCAGATTCTGGCAATATTTGCAGTAAACAAGCATTTCTTTTAAGAGTTAAATTTTATTTTTCAAATATCGGTATCAAATCGCAACGGCAGCCGTTATGCAACGGGTAGGATTTAACAGAAGCATAATCAATGTTCAATGTCTTATCCCCAGCTTTCAACTCATCTCCTTTTTTGAAGAAACTATCATTGAGAGGAATTGTTTTGCCGTCCATTTTTTTGCAGAATGGGCAAACTCTTTCGTCTTCGGCAGTCAGCCACTTCTTTGCTTCTATGCCGCCAACTTCTTTATAGGTTTGTAAAGTTGCCCAACCGGCACTCCGAGAAATTTCTGTCCGGGCAATATTCTCAACCCGGGTTATTTCCGTTCGGTCAAAATAATCTTTTAGCATTCCGTGTAGATCCGCTAAGTTACCTTCTTCCATTTTCGCCCAATCGGAAAGCACACGTTCCAGTTGCATTTTGGTCGTTCCAGTAACAGATTTGGCGGCTTTATCCGCTTGCTTTTGAACGTTATCCTTAACCAATTTATCCCGGTCGCTCAATCCGCCGCTCAAGCCGATTAAGTTCATAGTTATTTTGCTTTGGTGAACAATAGTATCGGTGAAAAACGGTATTGAAATCTTTGCAAAAACCTTCGCTTCGGTTTCCGGGTCAAATGAAACTTCCGCCATACCGCTTTGAATAAGCTCCTTCATTTCCAATTTCTTTCTGTTCTTAAGGGAAAATAGAACATTTGCTTTTACTGTTCTCCAATAAGAAGCCAGCTTTTGGTTATATTCTTGTTCAATTCTGTCGGTGAAAATGGTTTTAGTTTCCCAATATTTATTCAATTCTTCAGGCGTATATTCCTTTTTGATTTTCTTACGCAATTCTCCTAAAACTATGTCCTTTAAAACGCTTTCAAAATTCTTTTTGCTTTTGCTTTTTTTAGGCGGTTCATCAGCCGGCGGATCATCCGCTTGCGGTTCTGCCGTTGGTGGTTCCGGTTGCTTTGGCGGTTTATCTCCGCCTTCAATTTCCCCGTAGCCAATTTCTTCACGAACTTCGTTTACAGTAAGAACCTGATCTTTTAGATATATGTCGTGAATCTTTGCGTCCAATTCAACATCTTTGCTTACCGGATCATCAAATTTGAACTTATAACCTTCCGAATTGCTGAACATCGGCAAAAAGAATTCGTTTAATTGGTTTTCCAGCATCATAAGCCGGGGTTTGACGGCACGCCGGGCAAAAACATAATCGGATGTTTGAGCACTCGCACGGTTGACGTCTTCAATAATCCCGACAATTGATTTAGGAACCTTGAAGGCGGCAAGAATCTTATCCCTTGTTTTGTCGTCCATTTTGTCCATCATCAATTCGCTAAGGTTGAACCCGAACTTATTAAGTTTCAAACCCTGCTCCAAAATAGCCGCCCGGTGGGAATTGCGCACGCCCTTATGCCTGCTTTCAAACTGCGCTCTCAACCTTTTAGCAACCGCATCGTCAAGCACTTCGTCAGTTTCCAAAGTAACGGAAGGAACTGCGGAATTATAAAAGAAAATATTTGCATAATCTTCCAAGAACCTGTCTAGGTTTATTGTCTTAACTATATAAGAGCTGATCCCCTTCCCCCGAAACGGTGTCAAGAAGCTGGGAATCTTAAGGAATATTATCTGCTCTGCCGGTATAATTTCAAAAGTTCCGTCAGAACGCATATAACGGTAACTGCTTACTATCTTTTCCTTGTCAAAATTAACAGTCAAACGATCCGGTTGTAGCATAAGCATCGTTTGCGGATTCTTTGGATTATCCAAGAATAAAGGCAATTCGCCTTCAATAAGGTAATAGATCATACCAATCCAAAAGAATTCGGTTTTTCCCTGCAAACTGTTCGGCTTCTTGATCAAGTTAAGTGCCGGGTGATTTTCCACTTCGTTTCCTTTCCTATCAAATAAACGAAGTTCCGTAGTAGAAACTTCGTCAGCAATTGCAGAAACGGCAATAAACGTCCAACTTGCTACTTGTTGCAAATTAACGGTTGAAAATTCCGGTGGTATCTCTCGCCAAAGCGGAGCGATTAACCTGCCGGGATTGTCAGCTTTTATTTTTGCTGGAACTTCCCGAACAATTTCTTTTTCTATTATTTTTTCACGGATAAAAAAGTTCTTGGCTTTTTCTAATATGCTCATCTTTTTTCAAAGGATTGTTATTTTGGGAACTTTCCTTTTATTAAAGCTTAAAGCGAAAGCGTCCGCTTCGTCTGGCGAAGATATGCCGTCTTTTCGCAATTCTTCTTTCGTCTTAATCTTTATTCTTTCGCTTCCTGTTTCTGTTTTAAATTTAACAACTGATAAAGTATTAAAACCGTCATTATCTTCTAAGGTTCCGCCCTGCTTTACCCATTCCCGGGCATCCCAATAGTTTTCAGCTTTCAAGTTTGCGTATGTTTCCGGCTTCCTTGCTTTGCTTCCCCACATTACGCCATTGACATAATATCCAAGCTCCCTCAACCTTGCGACAACTCCGGCTCCTATGCCGGTTTTGTCAACGTTTACATTACTTACATCAAGATTGTATTTTTTGATTATGTCAATGATAACCTGAACTGTAACCATTAAATCACTAATATTTGAACGATGCACAATTTCAGCGAACTTTGAACTTCTTAATATTCCAACATTCTTGCTGCCTCCCTCACTTACATCAAACCCGAGAGAAAGAACTCCGGAATGTTCCGCCTTTCCCCTTGCACTTTTAATCTCCTCATCAGTTAAAAGCCGGATGTAACCTTTCGGGTCAAACAATTCTTCTTCCGGGAATTTACACTCATAAAGAACATCAAAAAAAGGTTCGTTGCGCATTTCTTCAATGAAATCCTGCGAATATCTGCCTTCTTTTAATGCCTGCTGATAATCAATCAATATCTTTTCATAACGGTTGCTTTCCCAAGTTCTTTTGAAATGGTTGCGCAAGAACGGGTTGCCTACTTTCCAAAGGTAATTCAGCTTAAAACCCCCGAGCATTCGCAAAATCATTGTTTGGAACTGGTCGGGAATCAAACCGCTTTCGTCTTCAACTATATTTTGGCTTCCGAATCCGGTCAAGCTGTCAAACACTTGCTTGGCTGATTTTGTTTGTGCTGAAAACACTTGAACGCCTCCGCCTCTCCGCCAAACCAACTTATCTTTGCTTCTTTCCCTGCGCAACCGATCAAGTGGTTCATTCGGGTCATATTCAAGTTGGGCAACAATATTAACATTATCAAACAAGTGCTGGATTATCGCTTCTTGAATTATTCTAGCTTTGTCTTTTCTCCCGGCGACAATGGCAAACTTTTCCCGGAACGCTTGGCTCCGGCATATTATAGCCATAGCA